GAAATAATTTTTCACCATCATCAATCAAACTTGAGATAAAATTCTCAACTTTATTATCTACTGACATAATTCCTCAACAATCTTTTCAAGTGAGATAGTTTGCTCAAAACCAAGTCTTTTTAACTTAGAGTTATCCATCCAAAAGTCTTTTGTCTGAACGATTTGATAAAATTCTGACGCTTCTTTATATTTAATTTTAGAGTTAGATCCAAGAAACTGTTTAGCAAGGTTAATAATAGCAGATATCTCTGTTGGATATCCACTACCAACATTATAAATCTCATTGAGATTTCCTTTATTGCAGATTAGATTTATTGCGTTACATACATCATCTAAATGCATCACATCTCTCTTGGGAGTTCCTTCATCATAAAGATAGACATCTTCATTTCTCTTTAGACATTCTATCATATATGTCAATGCATTCTTACTTGAAGAAACTTTTTCATCACCTCTTCCTAATACATTACAAAGACGAATAATTCTATAATTTTTATGATAGGTTTCACAAAAAGAAATTAAAAGATCCTCTGCTGCTTTTTTAGTGATTGAGTAAAACCCCTTCGGAAAGCAATACATTTCTTCATTTGCAGGCAATTCAGTTTTACCATAAACAAACCAAGAACTAATAAAATTAAAAGTAATATCCCTATCCCTACAATTATCTAAAACTTCACACAAAACATTTAAGTTTGTATTTACATCTAAAGTAATGTTATCAAAAACATTATAATTATGAACTGTTGAAATAAAATAAACAATATCGTCAGTAATAGGCTTCCTTTGGGTTCTATCTTGAGAAACAATATTCTGTTGATATAACTCAGAATATCTTTTCCCAATAAACCCAGTAGATCCGTAAATAGATTGTTTCATATTATCAATAACTGATCTCATAGAAAAGGAGGGGTTTTATCCCCTCCAGTTCATTATACTTTCAATTTATCAGAAAGTAAACTTGGTCTGGATTACACCACCCCACTTGGAGGCATTATCATTCAGACGTTGGATATCACTTGCATAGAAGATAGCAGGAGTGATGCTGATATTGTCAGACACCTGATACTTGTAGAAAATTTCAAGCATCGTTGCCTTCTCAAGATCTTCACCAGTGGGTGCTTGACCTACAGCAACACCTGCAGAGTTACCCTTGGCAAATACATCAGACCACTGGAGACCTGCCATCCATGACTGACTGTCAGTAGCATCACTCTTGGTGCCACTTACAGTGTTCCAACCATAACCAACGGAAACAGAAGGAACAATACCAGACTGCTTAGGTTGCCAGTATGCGTTCACTGCATAACCATTAGAGGTTTGTCCAGGAACCAGAGAACCAGAAGCGCCATTCAGACCGTTGTAGATACGAACGCGGCTGCCTTCAGTACCATAACGGTAACCAGCACCGATGCCCCAGTTAGTACCACGGTAACCGATTTGTGCCAGAGTGTTCAGACCACTGCTTTCATCAAACTCACCAGTTTCACTATCATCACCTTTCTGGGCAACATAGTTTAGACCAGCAACGAAGCCTTTCTTACCTTGACTCCAGAGAGCACCGAAACCAGCACCAGTTGCCTTGTTATAGACACCAGGAGCACCAGCAACAGCAAAGAAGTCAAGAATCTCAGACTTGTATGCTGAAGGAATCCATGCCATCTCTGTGTTACGAACCAGAGGACCAGCAGTAAGAGTCAGTTTATTATTCAGTGCAGGGAATGAATAATACAGACGATCAATGACTACATTATCACCGATATCCGATTCCGTATTGTCTGCCTTGTCCAGTTTGAACAAGGAAGAAGAAGAACCGAACGGATCAGAACTGAAGTTAGAGGAACGAAGACGAGTACGGAGCAAGTCCTTACCAGTGAATGAAGTATCAAAGTTCAGACGAACATCATAGTTAAATGCTGTACGAGTGCTGACATCACTCTTGGTATCATAACCAGGAACACCACCAAGAACGAAGGTTGCTTCACCGCGCAGTTTGGTAGTGGTGGAGAACTGAGTTGCCTCAAGTTCACCAACCTTTGCTTCAAGACTATCTACACGACCACGAAGAACAGCGAGTTCAGCAGCAAATTCGTTCTGAAGACGCTTGAGTTCATCGGTAACTTCAGTTACGCGGTCAAGACAAGCATTCAGAAGTGCTGCTGCCTCATAACGAGTCATTGCCTTGCCACCACCATAGGTGCCGTTAGGATAACCAGCAACGCATCCATAACGCTCTACGAGGTTGCTCAGTGCCTGATATGCCCAGTCAGTGGGCTTTACATCAGAAAACTGCGAAACGCTTGTGACCTGTTCACTGGAGTATTGATTGACTGCTGCCATATTAAGATCTGCCGCATTCGCAGCAACAGGAGCAACCATCCCCAGAGCAACAGGTGCAAGCATCAGTTGTTTGAGTTTCATAAGTTTGTTAAGTTTTACAACTACGAAGTTTATTTATAGCTCCTGTTATTGGAGCAAGCGGGAAACGGGGATCGAACCCGTGATTTCAACTTGGAAGGATGACGTGTTACCGCTACACCATTCCCGCATATTTTAGGAGAAAAGAATTCTTTTCTCCCGCACTTCCTTCACACAAAAGGAATATAAGACAAATATGAGAATTTGTCAAGCCCCCGATCTGATTCGAACAGACGACCAACGGTTTACAAAACCGTTGCTCTACCACTGAGCTACAAGGGCAAATGGGTATCGAGTGCCCGACACCCGCAGAAGACACTTTCTGCAATTTTCACTGCATTAGAGGGCAGTGAATAAGAGAAAACACCAAACCTTATTTTCCCTGTTCTCAGGAAGGCACCCAAATGGGGTGGGAGTTGCCTCCAAAGTTTGTCCAGCATTTTCAATTTGAAAGAATCGGACATTTCCAATCCTTTCAACTCCCCCGACAAGATTCGAACTTGTGACCCATTGATTAACAGTCAACTGCGCTACCGCTGCGCCACAGGGGAATATAATTTTGGCTGGGGGAGTAGGAATCGAACCTACGAATGGCGGGACCAAAACCCGCTGCCTTACCGCTTGGCGACCCCCCAATAAGATGGATTAAGTGTAATATATCTCATAAGGATATAACAGGGACTTAACCTCTATCACTTTTATATATGGAGAATAAATCTCCAAGCGTCTCAGGCTGGATTCGAACCAGCGACCGACCGCTTAGAAGGCGGTTGCTCTATTCCACTGAGCTACTGAGACATAAGACAATCATACCAGTTAAGGATTTGATTGTCAAGTGGGAAATCCTGGACTCGAACCAGGCACCTCACGATTATCAGTCGTGTGCTCTAACCAACTGAGCTAATCTCCCATATGGGTTTAGTGGGATTTGAACCCACAACTTCCAGGTTAAAAGCCCGTTACTCTACCGTTGAGTTACAAACCCTGGCGGAGGATGTTGGATTTGAACCAACGGAAGGGTTGACCCCTTCGGCGGTTTAGCAAACCGCTGCCTTAAGCCACTCAGCCAATCCTCCAAGGTGGGCAGGGAGGGATTTGAACCCCCGTAGGCAGAGCCAGCGGATTTACAGTCCGCCTCCATTAACCACTCGGACACCTACCCTAGAGACCTCCCTGTTTGCGCTTCTATGAGAGGCGTGGGAGGGGCAGGTCTTACACGGAGTTTGGACCCCCGCCGCCTATGAGAGTATTGTATCAGTCCTTAGGGCAGTCGTCAAGCCATACGGAGCAGATTCTCATAGGAGGTGCGAGTGCCTTACATTCATCCGTATAACACACACTCTCATCATTCTTCTCATCAACATATCTTGGTTTATATTTTTGATCTGCTTCTGAGATAATACGATCGTATTCTGGAGTTACGACCCTAATCGCATTATCAACTTCTAGTTCAATTCTTGCTTCTATTTCTTTTGGTCGATCTATAGGTGGTACCTGATGTTTAAGACCGAATTGTTGAATTAAAAGATTATAAAATTTCCATATATCTTTCTCATCAATCTTCAACCATCCAGATAATGCTACTGCAAATATCATAATGATTGAAACTATAAAAAATCCTTTAATATTTTTAGGATTTAAACTAGGAAAAAATGATGTCTTTCCATCTTTAATTTCAAAGATTTTAAACATCGTTATTCTCCAAAAAGTCTTCTAGTGCAGAATCAATAATACTTTCAGGATCAATATGTTTTTTTGGATCTCTAAGTTTTTTAGTATCAAAAGTCAAAGTAGGAGTAATTGATCCATTCTCTTCAACTTTAACTCTTGCACCAAAAATAGTTCCCTCAGGTTGAACTTCAATTTCATTATAAGAATTAAGTTTAATCTCACCTATTTCAGTATCAACCTTTAGATGACCCGCTCTAGCTGCAATATTAACAAAATCTTTCTCATCATCTGGAAGATTTTGAATAGACATAAGGGGGGAGTATGTACTCCCCTCTATTTATTTTGTCAAACAGTTGCTTTTGCTGCTTTACGTGTTGCCTTTTCTTCAGAAATTTCTGCTCTACGTGCTTTCGCAAGTTTAGTAATTTCCTGTAGTGCCTTACGGGCACGGGTTCCTGCTGCACTATTTCCTTTAGCGAACTTCGCATCCTCAGTTTGCCATTCTGTTACTGCATCAGTAATTTGTTGAACGATTTCAGACATAATACACTCCTTTGATATAATTAAAGTGGTTAATTATATATATCATTTTTTTCATTAAAAAAGGGGGTTTGTCAACCCCCCAGATATCAAACCTCTACTGTAATTAACCTATTGGCATAATCATAAGCATATGAAGTACGGGCACCGTGATGCCCCCAACCAATCCAACTATATGCATAGTCCATGTAACTATTGATAGATTTACCTGGAATTTTCATCCTATCTTCAATTTGTTTCCATTGGATTTCATTAGTTAAATACCGAAGTTGTGTATGTAATGTAGATGGATTTCCACCATACTTTTTAGCGAAATCACCCAATCCATAATAACGATTGGCAGATGTCCACTGGATCAGTCCATAACCACGCCAACAGTTATGATACTGAGTTCTGCTACCACCTTCGCAGATGTTAGGAATAAAAGTCGATTCCTGACGAATATTACCCATAATGGTAGCAAGGGCGTTTCTGTCTTTGATACCACGATCCTGGAAGTATGCCAGGGAAGCATTTTCATATTCATTACACCCCTTACAAATTAGCCTTTTCTCTTTAGGCTTTGGTGGTGCAACCTCTAGGATTGCTGTCTTCTCAGGTTCAAACTCTTTAATAATAGAATAAGGTTTCTCCACTGGTGGAGGGGGACCTTGCAGTTTATAACTAGAGAAAGGCAGTGATGCCGTATTGGTTGTAACCATTGCCGTAAGAGGCAGGGCTACAGTAAAGAAGTTTAGCATTAAAATTAATTGAACTCTACATCCGTATAAGGAAAGCGCACTTCCCTCTTCTCAGAGGGCAGTCCCCACGGCTCTAAATCAAACTCAAAGACTCATAATAAGTACCCTACTCATAACAGGGATTTTTCCATAATAAGTTCTTATTTAGGATTTGTCAAGAAGTATGAAAATTTAAAGCGGCACATATAAATAATCTATAAAGCATTTTTAAAAATGTCTAAGTCGCCAAACAAGGGTAAAAAAGGTTCTGCTGGCGGTAAGCAGTCCAAACAGAATCAAGGTAATGCGACTGCGAAGAAGGCAAAAAACGGCGGAAAGAAAAAGTGAGGTTTTATGCCAAGAGAATGGAATACTCCAAAGCGTGAGCCTTGGAATGCTCCTATACATCAGATTCTAAAAGCAATCGACAATCACACGCAAGAATACTTCAAAAGCGGTGATGAGTGGCACCTCACAAAAGCAGAAATGTTAAGAAAATATTTGGATGAACTGAAGACTTGGATTCATAAACAAGAAGGTAGATTATAAATGATTCACGATTTTCCTTGGGGAGTTTTTATCCTACTTAGTAGTGGATTAGCATTTACTGCTTGGATAATTTACTACATACTTAAGATAGCAAACGATGAGATGAACGATGTATCAGTACAAAATCAAAAAGATCAACAGAGTGATTGATGGAGACACCGTTGATCTAGACATTGATTTGGGATTTGGTATTACTATCAAACAAAGAGTTCGTCTTAAAGGTATTAATGCTGCAGAAACAAGAACTCTAAACTCAGAAGAAAAAGATAAAGGTCTTGTTGCAAAAGAATGGCTAAAAAAAGAACTCTCCCGTGAAGGAGAGTGGATTATTGAAACAACAAAAGAAGATAAGTATGGAAGAATACTTGGAACTCTTTATTTTGTAGGTGATCCAGTCACGGTAAATGAAAGAATGTTAAATGAAGGAATAGCACAACCTTATATGTGAGTATTCCAAAGTTGTCCTTCAGCAGTTCTTCTTCTTGCTAATCCCACCTCAACTCTAGTTCCTGGATTACGATAAAGATATAAAGCATCAGGAACTTTAGACCACTCTTTGTTCTTTAAGACTTTTGTAATAGTAGTGAAGTTAGGATTACCATAGAAATCTGCACCAAGATTGTAAGCAAAGCAAAGTAAAGCCCCTCTTTGATTTTCATTCATCTCTCCCCAATATGGTATTTTTGAAAGTGATGGAAGAAACCTATTTTTTAAATCAAACTCAAGTAAGGTATCAGCATACTTTTGAGTAATGATTCTACCTAACTTGAAAGGAGTTCCATCAAAATCTTTTGTGCTTCCCCACCCTATCGTAATGGGAGGTCCTTTTGTTAAAGGATCTGGATATGCATTTAAATGACATCCCTCAAAAGTTTTAATTAACTGAACACCACAAAGAGGGATGTCATTTTTAAGTGGTGTTGATTCTACTTTTTTACATCAAAAATACGGCCCCACCCAGTCTTATCTTTTCCTTTTTCCAACCACCTATAATTAAGATCTGTCTTTTTATAAACAGCACCTTTGCCGTTTGTAACTGGTCCCGTATAACCATCATTCAAAGAACCATAAGGATCATTTACAACATAGTCTTCACCCTTCTTACCGATCACTACAACCATATGTCCACCAGTAGGTGCGGATAAAGAACCCCGATGAAGAATGCCAATAACTACAGGTCTTCCAGCGGCAATCTCACGATCAAGATCAGCAAAAGAAAGATTGTAACTAAAGTGTGACTTAATACCATAATTTGCCAGAACTTTTGTCTGAACAGAGTGATCTGTTGTGTCACCAATAGCAAATACTTTTTGAATATAAGCATCATCACCTTTTGCACCTTGAAGAGTGCCTGGTTTAAAATATTCTAGACACATTGCACAAGAAGATGAATTACAGGTTCTATTTGCATCTCTGTAATTATCTGTTTGTGGATAATAAGGAACGTTTAAAATTCCAGGAATACCAGAATCAAATTTGGTTCTAAAAATTCTAACCCAGTTTGAAGTATCATCAATCAACTCTGGATTTTTAGTTGCAAGATCAACCTCAAGTTGTTCTACTGCTGCAACGTGCTTTGGATTTTTTGGATCATAATATTGAAAAAAGTTATGTAGATCTACTTTCATTATTCTTCTCCGATGTATTCTAATGAAAAAATATCATGTTCTTCAATATTTGGATCTAACCATTCATTAAATTCTTGTTGGATTGCGTATGCATTCTGATATTCATGCTCTTCATTTATATCACAAAGAGTATGAATCCTATCAATTGCCCAGTCGTGATTTGAACGAAGTGTTTCAACCAAAGTTTCCATAGTCTTTTCGCATATAGCGTCCTAGAATATTGCTATTGTAGTACGCTGGCCTTCCATCGTCAAGTGATTCTTTCAACACATTATTTAGAAAAAGTTGTCTTGTTTCCTCATAGTTACATTCACCCTTTGTCTTATGAAGACTTATAATTATTCTACTAAATGACTCTTTGCCCCAAAGGTTAACATCTTCTTTGAGCTCTGGACAAGAACCATAGTAACGTTTCCAATCTGATTCAGTTCGTACTCTTCTGCTTTTGCCTGGCGGCTTGCGGAAAGACCAGAAATATTTTCTACCAATATAACTACGATCAGTTTTGTCGCAACGAATATGATATACAAAACCAAAATGATCTTGAATATCAGAAGACTCAAAAATTTCTCCGTTGAATCTCCAAGGATTCTCATAGCTCATATAATAATCTTTAAGAGCTATTATTTATCCTTCATCGGTAGCAAAGCGATTCTAGCAATAAAAAAGGGGTCTTGTCAAGACCCCCCTTTGATTATATTGTAGTTTTTATATTAAGCACCTTTTGCCATAGATCCAGGTGATTGTTTCAAATTAGGAAGATCAACTTCAGATGCTTTTTTTCTTTGCAGTTCAACTGCTTTTTGACCTAATTGAGCAGCTGCAGATGGTGTTAAGGATCCTGCTCCAGTAAACCTTTTAAGTTGATAGCTTGGATCACCTTCAACAATATTCTGAATCATTTCAGAATCCATCTCCATCATAACGTAGAGAGCTTCGTCTAAGGTGCCTACGTGCCCCTGTGAGAGGAGATACTCTAAGACGAGATCAAAAGCATCATATGCCTCTTTAACGCCGAGGACGTTCTTTGCTTTTTGAGACATTAGTTTGGTTGCAGATGCCGAATAAGAACCCCCTGCTAGTTTTGATTGTGCCTGAGGTGCTGTTGGGGTTGGTGGTCCAGAATATCCTGGTTTTTCACTTCCTGGTGCTTGAGGGGCAGGTCTTAAAGCACGAAGTTCGGCAGCTTGTTTTGCCATGTCACTTTGACCTGTACCTTTTTGAGTTCCACTTGGAGTTACATTTTTGGCAAGACTGCTTGCATATTTTGCTCTCCAAACATCCATTCCAGTTTTTTCTGCCCCCTTAATATCACCCATCTTTATTTGACGGTTATACACATCAGACCCACCTCTAATCTTTTCTGCGGTTGAAGATGATGATGATGAGGTCTTAGCGGGCGTTGAGGCGGGTTTAGACGCCTGTGGTGCCTGTGGAGCGGG